GGCCGCGCGCCGGCAGCCTCCGACGCAGGCAGCGTGGGAAGCCGACGCTCCGCCAGCGGCGCGACCGGCACCCTCATCCGGCGCCGCGCGTCCCCCTCTTGCGCAAGCGGGAGAGGGAAAGCAGGCGCTGGCCGGTCTCCCCGCTTCATCGTGTCTCCATGTCCCGCTTGTGGCAGAGAGCCGGGGCGAGGGTGCTGCGGCAACACGGCCGCCGCCCGCGCGACCCCTTCGACAACCGAAGCCCCGCCCACCGCCTGCGCCCGCCGCCGCCGCACCGGCGCTGCCGCGTGCCCGAGCGGCGCGAGCCATCGCCGCGCCGTCCGCAGCGCCAGCGCCAGCAACGGATCGCCTCCGCTCATCGCCCTTCCTTCCAGCGCCGGTCTGCGAAGTCGAACGTCCCGCCGTCGAGCGCGCCGAACACCGCGACGAAGGCCAGCCGCTCGGCGTCGTCCAGCGCGAATGCCACGTCGAACGGCACCCCGTTCCTGACCAGGTAGAGGCAGTCGATCAGGTCGGGGTGCCGCGCGAGTTTCCCGCCGCGTCCGCCACGTCCTCGGCGGCCTCGGTCGTCAGCGCCTCGGCGACCGCGGCGAGCCCGTCTTCGCCGAGCCGCCCGACCAGCGCCTCCACCTGCGCCTCCGTCGCGGGCGGGGGCACCGGCACCTCGTCGATCGCCGTGACGCTCGCCGCGAGCAGTGCCACGCCCATCCACGGCGCGTTCTGCGCGAGCTGCGGCCCTGCCGCCTTGTAAAGCCGCAGCTTGTCGAGCGCGGTCAGCCGCCGCAGCGCGAGCACGCGCCCGCCCGCATCGGTCACGCACGGTGCCGCCTGTGCCGCCGCGATCAGCCGGGCCGAGGGCGTGTCGCTCACAGCCGCACCCGGGTCGCGGCGAAGAATTCAAGCCGCTGCTTCACGCTCGCATCGCCGCGCCACGCGCCCGCCTGGGTCAGCTTGAACACGACGCCATCGAACTGATAGGTGCTGGTGGAGCCGTCGGATTCGGCGATGTACTGATACATCGTGCCGGTGGCAGGCGACTTGCCCGCGTAGAAATCCGCCTCGACCTGCGCGATGAAGTCCTCGGCGGCGGAGTTGCCGCGTTCGAGGTCGAACTGCCCGTCCCAGCCCTTCGGCAGTTCCGCCCCGAGATGCGTGCCGTCGATGCGGTCCACGCGCACCGAGGCGGTAAGCTGGCGGCTCTCGAAGCCGGTGACATGCGTGAGGTCGATGCGCCCATACGGCCCGATCACCACCACCTGGCAATCGCGCCCGACCGAGAATGTGTTGCCTGACATGGAACCCTTTCGCGGGTAAGACCCTCACCCTCCTCTCCCGCGAGCGGAACAGGAAGAAGCAAGAGCGCAGCCTGATCCTTCCCTCTCCCGATCGCGGGAGAGGGTGCCGAGCGAAGCGAGGCGGGTGAGGGCCGCTCAGGCCGCCAGCGCGCCCGGCGTGCCCGGAAGCACCTGCGCGGCCACCTGCACCGTCTGCCCGCCCTCGATATTGACGATGAACTTCTCGTTGATCGCCTGGTACTGCACCTGCGCGTCGCTCTGCACGTAGCCGAGCGAGGTGCGGGTCGGCGGATTGTTCGAGGTGTCGCAGATCACGCTGAACGGCAGGCTGCCGTCGGTGCTGCCGAGCAGGCCCTGGCTCAGCATGTTCTGCAGGAAGCTGAGCTGCGTGGCACGGATGCGCCGGAACAGGTCGGCGTTGATGACCTGCCCGACATACTGCCCCATGCCGGCCGCGAGCGAGGCGGCGATGTAGTTGGTCAGCCGCGTGTAGTTGTCGCCGTTCGTGGCCGCGTTGCTCGACGCGTTGTGTCCGCCGCGCACGCCCCAGAACGCGCCGCCCGGCTGCGGATTGGCGATCACGTCGATGCCCGCCTGCAGCAGCACGCCGAGATCGGCGGCGGCGTAGCTGCTCGCCTGCCCCGTCCCCGGCGCGCCGGATTTCTGGCTGCCCACGACTGCGTACAGCGGCTTGTTCAGGCTCGACTGCTCGGGCGAGAGATTGGCGAGCCGCCCGGCCACGAAGCCCTGCGGCGACACCACGCGCAGCACCGCGTTCACCGGATCGTTCCACCAGATCCAGTCGCCGAACATCAGCTTGCAGGCATAGGAATCGAGGCCCGCCGACTGCTTGGTCGCGACCGCGTTGCTGATCGTGTCGCCCGCCGGCCCCGTCAGGATCATGTAGATGCCTTCGGAAAGCCCGAACGCCTCCTGCACCGTCCACTGCGTCGCGTCGTCCGCATCGGCGAGCAGCGCGATCGAGCAGCCCTGGCCGCGCAGCGCATACATCCCCTTGCGCGGCGCGATATCCACGCCGACCAGCGTCGCCGCCGCCACGTTCGCCGCGCCGTCGGTGCCCGGCGTGCCGGCGGCGAAGGCGTAGGCGGACACGGCCGGCGCTGCGGTCGCGCCGTTCGCGTTGGCGGTGACGAGACTGCTCGGCCCGCGCTGCGGCCCCTGCCCGGTGTTCACCGCCGCCGCAAGCGCGAGCCAGAAGGCCGCGCCGGTGCCTGCGATGTTGTCGAACACCTCCGGCACCAGGCCCGGCAGCGTCACCGTCAGCCGCCACGTCCCGGCCTTCGAGCCGTTCGCGAGCGCGACGCCGATCTGGTTGCCGAGGGAGCCGGTGTAGGCCGCGGTGAAGATCACGTCCACGCCCGGCAGGATCAGCGAGGCCGCGGTGTCGGTCCCGTCGGTTGCGCGCACGCAGCGGAAGTTCTGCGCGCCCTGCTGCACCGCCGTCGCGACCTGCGTGCCCATGTCGTATTTGCGCGCGACGACCGGCCCGAACGCGACCGCGTAGTCCGACATGCTGCCGACGATCACCGGCTGGCCGACCGGCCCCCAGCTCGCGCTGCCGACGACGCCGACGATGTCGGTCGGCACGCCGTTGAGCGCCAGCGCCTGCGGCGGCACGATCTGCACATAGAGGTCGGGCACCACCAACGCCGTCGTGTTGATGCTGCCCTGCTGCACGATGGGCATTCAGGACTCTCCTGTTCTTCCCCGTCCCGCTCGCGGGAGAGGGTGGCGCGCAGCGCCGGGTGAGGGTCAGCCGAGCAGGTTCGCGACCGTCTGCCCCGCAGGCGAAATCTCCGTGCCCATCACGGTCAGGCACGGCTGCGTCTGCGTGATCGTCGTCGCATACTCGACGCTGTAGGTCAGTTCGCGCCGGTAGAGCGTTGCGTCCTCCCAGCGATCCGACAGCACCGAGGCGACATAGAGCAGCCGTCCGCCCGATCCGTCCGGCAATCCCACGAAGTCGATGCCCGACAGCGCGGCGTCGATCGCGCTCCCCACCGCGTCGCGCGTCGCCGGATCGGCGCACCAGCATGTCACCGCGAAATGCGCGCGCTGCCGCCGCGTCTCGCGCGTCGCCACCTGGTCGGCGGTGATGCGCGCGAGCACGCTGCGCGCCGACGGGCACGCGACCGAGGCACCGGCCGCGCTCGCCGCGACGCCGAGGCGCTGCAACTCCGAAGCCAGCACCGAGGCGACCGCGGCGGGCGTGTCGCCCGGCTGCGTGCGATGCACCGCGGCCCGCCCGTCCACCAGCAGCGCCGCGATCTGGCCCGGCGCCGCCGCGCCCGCGAAGGTCGCGGTCGTTCCGCTGACCGATGCGCTCAGCGACGGAACGACCGGGCTCGCGATGCGCCACTGGTCCGGGTAGCGCGTCGTGACCTGCGTCGATCCCGGCACGGAGGCGACCGTGACATTCGTGCGCCCGGCGGCAAGGTCGGCATCGAGCGCCGCCGGCACCGGGAAGCCGCGATAGATGCGGCACACCGCGCCGGCCGCCGCGCAGCCCGCGGCGAGGCCGCCCGGATAGAGCGCCGCGCCCACGATCCCCGCGAGCGCCGCCTCCACGTCCGCCTGGTCCGCCATCAGGTCCCCGCCTGCCGTGCATAGAGCCGCCAGCCGAGTGCGGTCAGTTCCGTGCCCGACAGCACCGCCATGCGCCCGAGATCGTCGCGGATCAGGTCGCCGGGACGCAGGAACACGCCCTCCACGCCCGGCATCAGCACCACCCATCCGCCCGCGCCGCCCGGCAGGCCCGGCGCGTCGCCCGGCAGCGCGCCGCGCCCGCTGTCGCGGGAATGCGCGAGCACGCTCGCCGGCCACGCCGTCATCAGCGGCACCGTCTCGGCCGCCTGCACGCCGCCGTAGCGCGCCACGCCCGCGAGCGCGGTGCCGGCCGGCCGCGCCAGCGTCACGGTGCGGTTGGTGCGCACGCACAGCACCGGGCCGAGCCGCGTCAGCGAGGCGACGAAGAACACGCCCTCCGCGCCCGCCAGATAATCGCCCGGCTGCGCGTAGCCCGCATCGAAAATCCCCTCGAACACGCTCGCACCGTAGGAAACGCCGTGGTGCGGGCTGCCGGGTGCCACGAACGCCGCCGGCAGCCGCGCGATGCGGTTCGCCGCGCAGATCGGCATCTCCGCGCCGCCCGGCCGGTAGAGGTCGCACCAGTCCCCCGCCCCGCGCGCCGCGAGGCCGAGGCCGCGCCGGATCGCATCCGGCACATGCGCGCCCGGCAGCATCACACCACCAGCTTCAGCGTGCCGTCGCCGAGTGCGGGTCCCGGCGGCAGGCCGAGAAACCCGCAGAGCCGGCGCCGCCAGTCGTCGAACAGCGCGGTGCGTTCGCGCACCTCCGCCGGGTTGCGCGTCCACACCGACGCCTGCGCGGTGTCGAGCCGGCTGGCCGCC